CGGAGCCCGTAAGGGCTCCGCAACCGGCGACTCTCGCTGGTAGCCCCTTGACCACCTTAGGGAGAGCTTCCTATGGCCTATCGCTTGCCTGCCATCCGCTTCAATAAGAGATGCACCCCAGTGGGGCGCTTCTCTGACGGTAGCAAAATGGAACAGGTTTGCGATTGGACGTACGATGCGCTCATTGTCTCCCAACCGCACTACCGTCTTGCCAACGGTGCGTGGTCAGGAGGCGGGCCATTCTACGCCTACCACGATAGTTTAATCCATCGTGGGGAGTATGTGGCCAACAGCTGGTACGACTGGGGTCAGAGTAAGGGTCCTTTCAGGGCCAAAGGTGTTCGCATCTTTGGCATTGATTGGTCCCTCCCTGGCGCTTCGCCGTGGAAGCCGTTCCAGGTCGAGAAGGAGAGATTACTCTCGTACTTCCCGACTGCGTTCGCGCGAACACGGCCAGGCAATCCAAAAGCGAGTCTTGGGGTTTTCCTTTCGGAACTCCGAGATTTGCCTAGGATTTCTGGTGGATCGCTCTTTAGAACGATCCCGAAGGGGACACCGTTTACTCGGTACCCTTCCGTGCTTCTCGACCAACTTCGCAAGTTCATGAGTCTCTCCCCGTCTGCCTGGAAAGTCGCTAAAGGTGCGACCTACCTCGGAAGGACGGCTGGAGAAGAGTACTTGAACTTGGAATTTGGTTGGCGTCCCTTTATCTCCGACCTGCGGAAGCTCTATGAGCTTCAGCGGTCGATAGATAAAGAGATCGATCGGCTTATCCGTGAAAACGGTAAGTGGATCCGTCGACGGACGACGCTGGAAAATGAGACATCGGTCACACAGGACACCCTTGGGGGAGTCCGCAACTACACGTTGTGGGCTGTAGTCGGCGGTCCAGGTGATAACATCTGGCGCGACTGTACCTCGGATGTCCGTGTGACGACTGTGAAGACGACTCGGAGATGGTTCTCCGGGTCCTACCGATACTGGATCCCAGATATCGGGTCTCCACAGTGGACGAGGCGAGCAAAGGCCGCACTGTATGGAGTCTTGCCGACTCCAAAACTGGTGTGGGACGCGACGCCTTGGACATGGCTCCTCGACTGGTTCGGAAACATGGGGGATATTGTATCCAACTTGTCTCTGAACGCAGCCGGCTACCCCGTGCTTCGTTGGTCCTTCTTGATGGAGGAAACGAAGACCACCGTCACCGCTACTGCCAAATGCTGGGTCAAGGGCAACCAACCAGGTGCCCCTGGATACCAGGAATGGCCGGGCGTTGACACCACGTTCAGTAGTACACGTACTACTGTGTCGCGGCTTCGAGTGGAGGGGAGTAATCCCTTTGGTCTAGGATTGCCGACCTTTACATGGCCTGAGCTTACGCCCAGGCAGGCGGCAATCCTCGTTGCGTTGGGCGTAACCCGACGATAACCAATAAGGTCTCCGGAGGTCCAATGTCATTCGCCGATCCGACCAGCATTACCTATGCTGGCGCCTCCAAGACGCTTCCCCGTACGGGAAGCTCCGCCAATGAGTCGATTTATCGGCTCTCGGACACGGGCGGAGTCGTTTACGAACTCCGTCTGAGTCACGCTTTCGCTGACATTTCTGGCCGGCAGTCTGGCAAGAACGCCGGTCAGGGTCAACGAAATCGTGCGGTGGCCCGTCTCACCCGGAATGCCCTCGTGGCTGACCCGCTCGCTACTGGGCAGAGTCTGCCCAGTTCGATGTCGGCGACGTTCACGATGGACTTTCCGGTCCTGCTGACGGCCGCGGATGCGCAGGCCCTGGGCAACGCGTTGGTCGCGTTCCTCAGCTCTGGCAACCTGCTGAAGCTGGCTGCGGGCGAGACGTGATGGCACTTTCGGTTAGGAGATGATCCGCCGGAGGCGTCACCACTTTCCTGGAGCAGCCCAAATGGGCCGCATCTGTGGAAGCTTCGCTCGCGGTGCGTTGTTTGCTATGTCTTTCTCGCTACTCTCTTCGAGTTGCGAGAGGCAAAAGCAAGACGCGGTTCGTCCAACTGCAGCCGAAAGGCCGCTCCCCTCTAACGATGAGGGGGCAGTAAGGAACAGGCTGGTACGGGGCTGGCGAAGCCTCGGAGTGTCCGACCCTCCCTAAGAGGGCAGACATGAAAAGCCAGGTTCTGGACCTTTGCGAGAAGCTCCTGGGTGACCTAGGGGCTAGGTGTGGAGTCGCCACGCACCGCAGCATTCAAACGCTGCGTGCCCGGTTCGAGGGTGAGGGTATGTCGTTCGTTACGATAACCCTTCCTTCTTTCGCCAAGGATTTCGAAAGAAGCCTTGACGAGGGAAGACTGGCTCCTGGTTTGTTCCGTCCCTTCGGGAAGGATCATTCCGGAAAACCTCGATTCCTCGGGGAATTCCTGCGCCAGATCTTCGAACCAACCGGGGTCCTGCGGACGAGTCCACGGATCGACTGTATTTCTGCAGTGCGGCAAATCTGCCTGTTCTGCAAGAAACTTCACCTCGAGTGCTCTCCAGCACGGAAGGAGAAGGCGATCCGTGAGTTCGTTGCTTGCGATGGCGAAGTAGTCGACGAACTTCCTGACACGGAGCTTTCGCGAGCCTTTCGCTTTACGGCCAAAAAGGTCGTTACAAGCTTGGGGCTTGAGGTTGGTCGTGAAACGCCACCCTCAGCGAAGCACGGGCCGGGAGCGACCGTCGAGCGGGCCATTGGTAATACCAAATGGCTCAATCGGCGTTGGCATCAGCGTCTCGAGTCCGTGGGTTACACCTACATGCTCGCGATGTTCGGAAAGGAAGACTTTCCGTTCGGCGTCCCTCTGGATGCCGATGAGAAGCCAATCTTCGTCGAACCCGCGGATGAGGAACCTGTCAAGGTTACCCTTGTTCCTAAAACGCTGTCAACACCGAGAGTTATCGCCGTCGAGCCTGTGTGCATGCAGTTCGCACAGCAGGGCTTGAAGGATCTTCTGGTTCGCGCTCTCGAGAGAGGGCGTTTCACGGCGGGCCGCGTTAACTTCGCGGATCAGTCGGTGAACCAGAGGATGGCTTTGGAGGCCAGTCGGAGCAAGCAATTTGCAACGATTGACATGTCCGAAGCCAGCGATCGGGTTGGCTACGCGCATTTCCGAGAGGCGTTTGCCAGTGCCCCGTCCTTTAGGGACTGGGCATCCGCCTCTCGGTCCTTGCGCGCAAAACTTCCGAATGGTGAGGTCATTGACCTCCGGAAGTTCGCGTCGATGGGTTCAGCACTGACCTTTCCGATTGAGGCGACAATCTTCTTCCTGATTATCGTCGCCTCACGTATGGTTAGGTCAGGCAGGCCTTGGTCGACGTCAACGATTGAAGAACTCAGTCGTGACGTCTACGTCTATGGGGACGACTTGATTGTCCCCGCAGACGAGGCTCCATCGATCTGTGTTGACCTTGAGTCCTTTGGGCTCAAAGTTAACCGACGCAAGTCTTTCTGGAGTGGTCACTTCAGAGAGTCTTGCGGAGTGGATGCCTTCGATGGTGAGTTGGTGACCCCAATTTACCTAAGGAGGCTACCTCCAGCAGATCGGGGTGATGCACCGGAGATTCTCTCTACCATCTCCACGGCAAACCAGCTTTGGCAAGCTGGGTGCTACAGTGCGGCCTTGACGCTAAGGCAAAGCGTCGAGCGAATCTTGGGAAAACTTCCCATGATTCAACCGCGGGAGGCCGATGCTCTAGGGAAGAGCATCGATGATCTGCTGAGTAATCGGCAGATCGTGGTCGAGACTCCTGCCTTGGGATGGGTGGAATTCAGCGAGTTCCGCCCACCTAAACGTGTTAACCGTCGTCTCCAGCGCGGTGAAAACCGCTGCTGGGTCGGCACTAACCCGTCGGTACCGGATCCCCTTGAAGGGATCGGTGCCTTGGCAAAGTGTCTTCGCCGGGCTGGAATGGCCGAGCGCGCTTTGGCGCGCGGGCACAGCCTTCCCGATCCGGAGCACTTGAGTGCGTCCCCGAGACGGTACGGTCTCACACTGAAACGTACCTGGGTACCTGCCCTCTAAGGGCAGGCAGCGGGCG